AGATTTAGTTAAGCATATCCAGCTTAGGAATGAAGTTTTTAAGCCTCAGACAGCTAAGAATGATCTGATATGGCTATCCGGTGTTATCCAAACCATGTCGGGTATGCATAAACTAGAATTTAATATGGGTATTTTTGATGAAGCTAGAAGAATACTGAGCGAACATGGTCTTATTGCCTCATCTGTGGCAAGGGATAGAAGGCCTACCAAGGAGGAGTTGTGGGAGCTATCTAGGCACTTTGATGGCATGAATATACCAATGCTTCACCTGATGTGGTTTGCCATCTATTCAGCCCGTAGGCAGTCTGAGATTATGCGGATCAAATGGGATGATATTCGTCATGAAGATAGAACCTATGTTGTTTATGGATTAAAAGACCCATTGAAGCGCGTTATTAACAAAAGAGCAAAGATGCCCTTGAGTGCTTATAAAATCATCATGAAGCAACCGAGGATTGATGAGCGTGTCTTTCCTTATACTACTAAGACTATTTGCACTTACTTTACTAATGCCTGTCGCTTGCTACAGATAGATAATCTGCATTTTCACGATCTGCGCCATGAAGCTACCAGTCGTCTATTTGAAAAAGGATTATCGATAGTTGACGTACAACAAATCACTTTACATTCGAGCTGGAAAACTTTGCAGAGATACTGCAATACCAATCCAGGGGATATTGATATTTAGGGGGATTATGAAAAAACTATTTAATTGGTTTAAACCCAGTTTCTTTTACTTAGGAAAACACATGAAAACTTTTATCGCACTACTGCTAATCAGCAACACTGTTTTTGCCGCTTCATTATATGCACCCAACGGCACTTACTTGGGTGAAGTGGGTGGCAATCCGTATGGCAAAAACAATATCAACAATCCATATGGATATTATGGCAATGAATATTCAGCGAATAGCATCCATAATAAGTCTGGCGTTTATGGCAATGAATACTCACAGCAATCACCAAATAACCCAATGGTGATCCATTCAACGCCTACCTTTAGGGATGAAACGCCTTTGCCTGCCTCAGAGCCTATAGTCATAGAACCTATGACGCTTCCTCCCTGTAAAACTTGTGGCGCTAATTTTCAAGAAATACCTTGGTAATTATTACTACCCTTGCTTTAACAAATCCATCACCCGTTTTGATCTGGCCGGTAACTGTTTAGCCCATAGGCTGTTTAAACCTTCTTTACTGGCCGCAACAAAATCATTAGCTTCCACCAAAGCGATCATCTTTTTAAACTTTAAAAACCTTGTCACGCCCAGATTAAAACACATATTCGTTAAAGCATCTTGACGCGGTTTACTTATCTCATTCCAATTTGAGAAAATTCCCTGTAATTCTTCTATAGTTTTTTTAACCATTAATAGCAGTATTCGTTCAGCCTCTACCTCACCCATGCCATTACGAAAGGCGTGATTAATTTCTAGTGACGATAAGTGCAGGCTATTGCTGTCCAGATTGTAACCTATCCCCACCGTGTTGGCCCCCGCAGGACATTTATAAACATGCTCAGAATAGCCCTCGTCAATTTTTAGTTGTTCAATTAAATTATTCATTTGTTTTTAAATCCAAAGCCAATCGCCATAGGGTTGTCAGTTTTACCTTCAACTAACGCTTTCGTGCCGGTGATGGTTCGGTTTATTTGTACGGCAGGAAGGCCGGTAACATCACCAAGCACATTGATAAATTGTTTTCTGAAGGCGTCATCAAACTCACCTTGTGCTATCTGTTCTTTCAAATGATATATATCAGGTATAACACGAAGACCGGTAGGACCTGAGTAACCCATGCTTTTTGGATTAGCCATCTGAGAAAACTCACGACCAAAAGCAATCATGCCCATCAAGAAACTGATCTGCTCGCGGATTAACTTTTCAATCAGGCCTTCTTCATCGTCATCGCCACTATCTGGCGTCAACGCATCTCTCAATAAACTTCCAAAGACAGCAGGCACCATTAGTGTTAATAATAAGTTAGCCGCTATTTTAGCTTTGCTTTTCTCAGTGATGGTTGAACCAACAGCGGTATTAAGGGTTGTACCCATGAAACCATAGAAGGCCGTAAATAACTTAACTAAAGCATGACCACGCTCGATACCAGACTGATCGACCTCTTCACCCCCACCTTGCGAATCTTTAACACCTTGGTCAGCTAACGCAATCGCAGTAGCATCATCATGGCCTTCAGCGATACCTTTTTCATAACCTCCCCACCAAGTCGGCACGTCAACAGTCATTTGTGACTTCATCATCAGCCAATAACCATACCTTCCCATTGTTTCTTTTAATGCTGTCTGGCCTTGCACCTGATTACGCAACTCATTCAGTTCACGGAAACGGGTACGGGTACGATTTGCCATCCATTCTGACTTTTCTTGTGCCTCTTGAGTTGCTTGAATAGGACTTGCAACATACCGAGCAACACCCTTACCAACCCACTCAGCACCAATTCTGGCTATCGAGTTAGATAAACCTAAAGGCTGCATAGCGGCTGATAACAAGTTAAAGGTTAAAGCAGAACCTGAAACGAACTGTCGTGCTACACCAGCTGCTTTCTCTATGCCATGATCTAAGCGACGTTGACCTACGACAATATCATTACGCCAGTTATCAAATTGTTTCTTAACTTCTGGACCGTAAAACGCTCGGATAGCCTCATCAATCTTGGACGATCTCAACATCTTATTGGCATCAATCACCCATTCATGCCAAGCCAAATCATGAATCACATCATTAACACCGGAATAAAGGCCGGTCATGTTCAACAACAAAGGCCTTCCATGCACTTCCTCAACACGTTCTTTAGTGAACGATCGATTAGTAGTCGCCGCAGAATAGCTGGCCTTCATTAAGTCTTTTGCTTCTTGTGCTGAGGCATGTGCTTCCGCTCGGATATTGACGCGACTATCAAACTTAACGGGATAGTAACCACCTCTTAAGTGAACTATAGAGCCATCATTAGCTTTGATATCTATGGCACGGATCGGTATCCATTTAGGTTCTACACCAGAAACCCTTAACTCTTTTTCAGCAATCTTAGGACGATAAGATTCAAAGTGATCCCACACTGCTTGAGCCGCATGGATTTCTTCAGGTGACATGGTATTGACCACATCGAGAATCTGACTCATGGTTAATTGCCCAACCTTACCAGAGATACCACCCGCCAGTAATCGCTGTAAGTTCGATTCATTACCCATATTAAGTAATATAGTGAAACGCTCTTGCCACAATAATGAGTCACCGATTGAAGCGAAGAACTTACCCTTAAGACTTTTATCGTAATAAGAAGCCTTCTTTAAAATAGGTCTCAAGATTGCATCTAATTCAGCTGTGGCTTTAGCTCTCATTGATGTTTCTTGTGTTGCACGTTCATTAGCCGGCTTAATCAAGAATCGCCACACAGGACCATTATCTAAGCCACCATCCATGATTCTTGCCCATGTAGCAACTTTGATATGATCTGCACCAAAACTCTTAATGCCTACTAAGGCTTTTCCAAGGATGTCATTGGGTGTTCGGGTGTTCTTATTACCTAAACCGCCATGCTCCATAATGCTATCAGTGATCTCATCACGAATAGCCTCGAAGTTACGCTTGTCTTGTGCGGTCAGTAATTTGTTCTTAAGTCTACCTATGTGTTCTATCTGTTTAATGGTATCGTTTAAGCCCTGTAATTCTTCAAAGGTGGCTTCTTTATAAGAACGTGTAGCACTTCTATCAATGGCATCAGCTAACAGTTTTAAGCGCTCTTCATCATCGGCATAAACTAACTCACCATTTTCATCACGACTTTCAATCTGTGCGACATAAGCTCTGCGCTCATCTGAACTTAGTAAGGTTTCAGCAACTATGGGAAGCTCACCTTCTGCTAATCGTGATTGCACCCATGAACGCAGTCTGACAGTCTCATCAATCTGCGCACCGGATTGTTTGCGCAAATCAAACTTAGCGAGTAGGCCACGAATCTGATCGAGGTATTCAATATCGACTTTCTTATTGTCACCATTAAACTTTTTAAAGTAGCGCAGGATTTTATCAACTTCATCTAAGGCATCATAAGCGGCCTTGGCTGCGTATAAATTAATCGCTTGATTACGTTTCTCTGCTGCGGCTTTCTTCAAATCACCGTCTTTACTGGCTTTCTCCGATAGCTTTGCAGCTCTTGTTTCAGCCAAGGTATATTGATGCGGCTTAATGTTGCGAATCTTCAATCTGCCAATAATGTTTGTTGCATAATCTCTTGCCGCAGACGCAAGTAATTTAGTACCGCCAGTCGCTTGCGCTAAGGCATTTGCTTCACGAGTGATAAACCTTGCCCTTACATCATTATGAATCGCCTCATCAGCCGCTTTCTGAATAGCCTCCGGTGTCGCTAATTCACTGTGACGCTCAAGCATAGTCTGATCGGTTAGTCGTTCAACAAGATCACGCGGGTTTTCAGCACCGGCAATAGCTCTTACTAACTCATCACCAGAACTAAAGCCTGGAATAATATCTGAAACAATGTCGGCATCCAAACCATGTTTAGCGGTCATCTTTAGGTCAATGATGCGCTGCTCAATCTCAGGCGGTAGCATCATGCCTTTTAACGCTGATAGTTCAATTCTGCCTGCACTCAAGGCCCAAGGATTGGCAACCTGTTGTCCCGCCTTACCTTCTTCTGCAAACACATCTGAGGCAAAAGCGGTTGAGTATTCCAGTTGTCCACGCAGTTCATTATTAAACTTTTCTTCAAATTCTCCCTGCCAAAACTTACCATGCTCATCCGGTGTTAGATAGCCATGCTCCATGAGTCGTTGACCCATATCATCAATAGCCATCCCGCCCTTTCTTCGTAAGACATGCTTGCCAAATACCGGCATAGGACTACGGGTTGCAGGGTCCAATCCCCATTCACTTTCAATATCATCACGCCTTAAGCCACCTAACTTAGCAATGGCAACAAACAAAGTATCTTGGCTTTCATCCACATAATTAGGATTAGACTTTGGCCGCTCTTGCGGATTGATCTTGTCGTCTTTCGATAACTTACGGGTTAAGAATGACCATGCTTGATAGATCGGCTGGCTCATTACTTTGGTGCGGACTTCACTGCGTACATTGCGACGCAATTCATCATGCTGACGTTGCATTTTCTTTAATGACTTAGCTCTGGCATTACTCAACCATTGCATGTCACCAGTGGCCTTAGAGGATAGTACATTGATGGCGGCATTAGTCGCATCTTCACCGAGCTGTTGGTATTCAGCAAACTCCTGCTCAGTCATACCGGCTTGTTCGGCAGACTCAAACAGAGGCATCATGCTTCTACCCTGCTCGGCTAATTTGATTTGTTCTTCACTGGCCAACATCCTGTCAAACACAGCACGAATTTCCGGTGATAATGTGCCTGCCTGTGGATGTGCTTTGATAAAATCTTTAATCGATTTGTAGACACCAATCAACCAACTTCTAAAAGTTTGGAATGCTCGTTGTAATTCAAGGCTCGGTGCTTTGCCGGTTAATAGATAATGCTCAAAGGACTCGGCTGTTTTCTCATGGTATGAGCGCTTTTCTTCAAAGCTCATGGTGTGCCATTGGTTTAACTGCTCATGAATATCACCTTGTAGCCCATGCCAAGTAAACAAAGCAGAGACATCATCAATAATGGTTTGCTCACCCTTTGAAATAAAAGGTAATGAAGATAATTCAGAAGCTAAAGCAATATCGGCTTCAAAGAAGTAATGCCCCATCTCATGGAGCATGGTAGATAGGTCAGCGTCTTTTAACGCTGTGATGGTGTTAGTTGATGGGTTGAAGCTACCTCGGTTTTTTTCAATATTGTTTTGAAAAAATAAATCATTAAATGATCCAAGTGCTTTTGCTCTTGATTCATCTACTCTAGGATCATAACGCTTAATGTTTGTTATGCCCCGTTCTTTTAATAAAGAGACAGCGGCTTCATAGCCTTTACCTTTAGGAACAATAGCGCCATCAAATTCATGAATGCCTACTGCCCTACCGATCTTGCCCTCAAAATAATGCGACGGCATATTCTTTAATTGATTCATGAAGTCATAAACTTCATTCATCACATCTTCCGGCACATCCTTATAATACTCTTGAAATCCTCGCAATCCTTTAGATGCTAAGTCAGCTAAGGCTTCACTTGATTGATTAGAATAACCAGCATCTTCATTTCTGTAAGGTGCTAAGGCTTCAGTTAGTGATTCAAATTCTAACTTTATCTCATCAGCCAGCTCATCCATCTTATCCTTGCTAATTAAATCCTCTCTAGCATCTTGTAACGATTTGATAGTTTTAAATTGCTTGGCAGCATGAGCGCGGATTGAACCAACACCGTAGTTAAAGTTCTCGCCACCACGCACCGACTTGGTCATTAACTTAACAACAGTATCTAAATTATGAGGCAGATACTTCTTGCCATTGTCAGTATATCCATCAAAAATCTTTTCATCTTTGATTAGATTTGAATAGTTTTCAGTTAACCATTGCCTAAATTTATCGTAATCCAACTTACTTGTAATTTTAGTGCGCAATCCATTTATATCAATAACTTTTCCAGTCTTTGATTCTTTTCGTACTTTTTCAATAGCATCAATAGCATCACTTCTTATAGAAGCAGAAATCCATTCTACATCTTCAGCAGATACATCTGGATGTCGAGCAGTCCAATCATCAATGGCAGCTTTCCAAAACTCCTTTCCTCTAAGATCAATATCGCTTTTTATAAACTTCTGTAAAGCCTTAGGAACTTTAGTCTTTGGCTTGTAGGTTATAGCAGGAGCTTTACCTAAACTTTCTAGGTACTGGTATTGCAAAGCAAGATTACGCTGTAGTCCTTTAGTAATACCATCTTCTAAACGGTCAGCAGTGATGCGAGATGAAGAACCGTCAGACTCTTGTATTTTCTTAGCTGCTTCAGATAGATTACTGTTAGCGTCATCTATAGCTTGTCGATCACCTATATAAGTAACATCAGGATAGCGAGGTGAATAGATGTCTGCATTAAAGAATCTGTTTTTTGCAGAGGCTTGTGGACCTAGATTGTCTTTGTTGGCAATTAAAGTAATTTCACCAAACGCATCCATAGGGTGATCTTTATTAACTACAGCAACAGAGGGGACTGGTATGCCGCCTAATTTGTTAGCGTGTAATAAATTCTCTAGGCTTAAGTTATGAACTAAGGCAAGGTTTTTATTTGATTGATGATAAATATTTGCATCATTCTGATTAAAGTCACCGTTGTTTTCTGTTGCGGATTTTATTTGGTTAGGTCCAAATACATCAATGTGCCTGCCATCTTTCCATGAATCAAAACCACCAGCTTTCATTACTCTTGTTTTGAAAGCGCCTTGAATATCCTTGAATCGACCTGTCTTTTTAAATTCTGGAATAATGGTGTTATCAATCCAGTCATCACCATAATTCGGATAATTATCTTTTAATATTTGTGCATAGGTATTTGCCATTTTTTGATTAACTTTGCTTTCTCCTTCAATATATGGATTTGCTGCTATTGCAAATAAATTGAACACATTACTGCCAAAATATTTAGCTTCATCCTTTGAAGGAGTTAAATAGATACCAGTAGGATTTCCTGTTCTATTTTTAGCAGTAGCCTCAATATCGAATGAATCAAAAGATTTATCTGTCCCATGATAAACCACCAAAGGCTCACCGTTTTCATCAACGACTTTGGACGCATTGTTATTGACTTTTCCTGTAAGTTGGCCTAAAGTAATTGCACCATTCGACGATTCAGGTGGCGACGCTCCTTGCTCTGCATCGAGTAGCCCACGGGTTGATCCAACTGGGTCGCCGAGTGCTATATCTTCAATCTGATGGTAATAATAACCACGTCCACGTGCGTCATCTTTTACCCTATCAACCAATATCCTTACAGAATAAATTTTTCCATCTATTGAAACTGGCGCATAGAAAGATTCATATCCAATAATATTTGGTTTAGTATCAAGTTTTGTATTTACTTCATACCCAGCATAAGCTGACTGCTCTAAGAGCTGAGGAAGAATTGCATACAAACGCCTAGCTAAAGGCTTCCTATTCTTAAGAGAGCTTAAAAGGCCAACACGATAAATACTTATTTCGTTTCCGCTTTGTGCATTAATAACACTTAAATTGCGATACTTACCAAGTAAATAAGTGCCTAGAGATTTAGCATCTCCATCAATAGGCATATTCGGGTCATCAACTAAATTTATCGGTGTCATTTCCATTTCAGGATTATACAACCAATCACCAAACCACTTTTTAAACGCTTCTGTCCTAACTTGGGCATATTGCATAGGGTTAAGATTAGACGGTTTACCATTAGGGGCTAAACGCGGGGAGTCATTTGCTGATTGATAAAGCGCCTTATCTTCATCGAAAGTTGTGAGATCAAGAATTTCTGAGGTAGATGATCTCGCGGGATTACTATCATGCTCTATAGTGACAACGCCATCATACCCATCAGCAATTAATGCCTTGCTTAATGCCTTGCCGCGTTTTTTATAATGATTAAATAGGTCTTTTTTCCAAGTATCGACATTTAAAACCAAAGGGTTTTTAAAGGAAAGTGTGCCGGACATAATGCCGCTTGACGTATCAACTTTAGACGCGTCTTTTACTTGTGAGACATAACGACCAGACGGCTCTATGCCTCGATCATAAGGAGCATCTTTTTTCGGTTTACCAAAAATAGCAGTTGCACTTGCTGTGTTATGAGAAAAATCGAATGATACTGGCACTCCTGTTTTAAAATCACCTAACTCCGTTGTATTGGTTATAGGTTTTCCTTGGTCATATTGCTGTCCACCCATTCCCTCCGCAGCAAAAGTAACCTTATGCTTTTCGTACATTTCTTCCGGTGTAATACCTAATTGCTTGGCACGGGTAGTAACATAAGCGGTATAAAGAGTCGCATCAAACTCATTCTTGGTTTTACTAAAACGACCCAAACTATTAAGTTGTTCAAGTACACTTGCCTTTACTCGATCAGCAGAGGCCTTAAACTCATCAGTGACCTGATTCTCTGCCATGACACGCTCAACATGCGCTTGCATTTCTGAGGCATGATTAGTCATGTAGTCTTTGGCTTCAGCGCGGGTATAGTCTTCACCCTCAACACGAAGATGATCGACTAACTCTGGCGCTAAGTCTGTACCGGCAATATGGGTAACATAGTCAGCGACAGGTATCTTAAGTTCACCGCCAGTCGCTAAGGCTTCAGCAATGTTTTCTTCCGTAATGCTGGGCAGTAACTCGCTCAATTTCTGAGCTACACCCGATTGCATTAAAGTTTCAGCATTGATGTAGAGATTCTGTACTGGACCATTCTCAGAGACTTCAGTCGCAAAATCATGAATGATAGTCGGATCGCGTTGTAGAACTTTACTGGCGGCAACTACTTTATTAAGTTGCTCGATGTTGAGGGCAGTAGTCTCAGACTTTTTAGCTTTACTGAAGTCAATGTTGGATACTTTTTGTACCCCCTCAACTGTCTTTAAAAGAGCAGTATTACCACCCATCCCTACCATAGTTGCGACTAAAGTTTCAGCCGCGTTAGATGGTATTGTTGATAAGTAATCTTTTACCGGCTTCTCTGGATGATGAACCAACCAATCATTTAGCCCTTGCAACAAAGTTGCGGCTTGTTCGCCCACTACTTCTGGCACAATTTGATGCATCATCGTTTTAAGAATTGATGAACCAGCATTAAGATCACCAAATAATTTATTAATACCCCATGCTTCTGTACCATATTCTATTGCTGCATTAGCACCGGCATGAATGGTCGCTGCCGGTGTACTCATGCCTTTATCGACATCTTCACCATAAGACTGACCAAATGATTGAGCCGTCATGGTGGGGAGAACTAGGCTAGGATTTCGGGTATAGATTGCAGCAGCTAACAAAGGCACATTTTGTGCCAACGACATGCCACCTGAAACAAGACCTTTCCCTAAAATTGTTTCTGCACCCGGCTTATAATAATCTAGCCAGGCTTCTTGGTTATGTCGTAAATCTTGTAGCGCTTCTGCTTGCTTATATAATGGGTTATAACCTTCAGGAATCAAAGGATCAACTAGATCACCGGTATTTTTCATAACGGCTTCAACCGCACCCAAAGCACCGGCTGTTCCTGCATAAGCTCCTGCGGCTAAGGTACTGGCGGCATTTTTACCAAACTGTAAGGCTGTCTCAAGTGTACTAAGATTAGGTATGTCATCATGAACAATCTTAGCTTTATCAAGATTGCCTAATGTACTGGTAGTCACCGGATTTTTAGTTGCCAATTCATCAAAATCAATGGCACCTAATTTGTCCTGAGTATTCATTTCTTCAGGATGTTCACGAACAGTATCAACAGGTACGCCATTTCGCTGTGCTACTGCTTTAATATGCGCTTCATAGTCTGCATCAGCATTAGCCGATGTCATTACCCCAGCGCGAGCTGCGGTGACTTTGTTGCCTTCTAAAAAACTAGAGACGGCCGCATCAGCATCAAATTGATTATCTTCCATTATTTACCCATACCTTTTAAGTAACTACCAAGGACCTGTCCATCAGTTGGATGATCGATGCCATGTTCTTTAAATGCTGCTATTATGCTATCTCTAGTGTCTAATGGAATCTCGTCAGCTTTAGTTGGTAAGAGTTGTTTGTTTTTTGTGCCATTTGGATCGTTGAAGTACCTACCGAGAATCTGACCATCAGTTGGATCATCGACGCCACGTTTTTTAAATTCTGCTATTATGCCATCTCTAGTATCTGATGGAATCTCGTCAGCTTTAGTTAGGAAGAGGGGTTGTTTTTTTGTGCCATGTGAAATGAAACCAAATATTGTTTTCTTCAGCGATACGTCTTTTGCAAACAGGCCGGTAACATATTTATTGATCTCAGCCTCTTTAAATTTCTTACCAGTTTGAGCTTGTTGGCTAAGTAAGGAATCATTAATGTATTTTCTGATAGTGCCAAGCCGTGCTTTGCCAGCCTCATCAGTATCTTTTGGCGTGGTATCAATATTTAACTGACTCAGCAAATTGTTGGTGACTGAATTAACAGCTTGCGTGTCCAAGTTGTCTGGCGAGTCTGCGGCTGATGGGTTCTTTAAACTTTCACGTTGTTTTTGTAGGCTATGCCAATCTGACTCGCTAAGATCATTACGATAAGCAACAAACTGGTCAGGTGTAAGACTTAATAAATAATTTGGATTCTCGACTAAATAGTTGTAGACAGCGAGATCAGAATGCTCTCTTCCTTTTCCTTGTGACTCAGCAAAGTTTTGGATAGCATTAAGCTTATCGCCAGGTATTTGATCTCTTAATGATTGAGGTATTGCATTAAGATCGCCTCCATTCTTACTCAAAGCAGTGTACATCTGAGCAACTACAGATTCTTCATTTTGCTTGGTTGCTTGCGTTTGTAACTCGAATAAATGTTCAGCATTCTGCATAGTCGCCTTAACAACATCAGCCGATGAGCCAGCAGGCAATGCATTAATAGCCGCATAAACCACATCTTGTTTAGTCGGTGGCGCAGGCTTTCCTTTTCCTGCATTAAATTTAGTTAGATTCTTAGCAACGTAATCTATAGTTTCAGGTTCCATCAATGCTAACCAATTACCATCTTTAGCATTAGCAATAGCGGTTTTCAATGCGCTAGGGCCTCCGTTATAAGCCGCATAAGCCTTTTCTAAGTCCCCATTATTGTCTTGCAGTTGCTTTTGAAAATATGCCTTACCGATTGCTATGTTATAGGCTTCATCATACTTCCACTTATTTTCATCCCAAGGCAAGCCAGCTAATGCAGCCGCTTCTGGGCCGGTATCTTTCTTAACTTGAGCGGCACCCACAGCGCCTTTAGGACTGGTCACAGGTTCGGGTGTGTCGTGGAATACTGGGAGTCCTTTAGCAATTCTACTTTTAGCAAATGCTGTTGCCTTAGTTATAATGGCATCTGATGGTAGCTCTCCATCTTTCAGGTTGAGTATTTGATTAACTTCATCCTTGTTGAGTGTTGGCACAATAGAGGGAATGTCCATTTCTTTGCCGTTAATCTTTACACCAACACTGTATTCAGTCATTACACCGCCATCAGGACGCTTTAGCACACCAAGATAGCCTTCTCCTTTGGCTGTACCATCAGTTCGCAACCCATAAAACTTAGTATCTTTTGAGTATTGTCCAGTCGATGATTCTGATCCTAACAATATATTGAATGCACGATCACCTTCATTAGGCATTGTTTGTGGCTTCATGCGCTCAACGGTACTGAACGCTGTGCTTAATGCAGTTGCCTCACCTTTACCTTTTGCTATTTTTGAATAGGCAGTCGTCAAGTCATCGGTATTCATATTAGGCGCAAAGTTTTTTAAAACATTGTGTGCCGTTGCAAAATCACCCTTATCCAGCGCACTGTTAATTACTTTATTCAAAGCACCTGAGATATGTGTCTGAGCAATCACATCTCCGGCCTCTGCGCCTTGGCCATTGGTTTTCGCTAGTTGCGCACTATTGAGCTTGATCTGATCGATGGACTTAGTTATGCCATCATTGTCGTTGTAGTTAAGACCGATGTAATTAACCTGAGCAGCCGTATTAGACTCTAACGTAGACTTGACATAGACGCGATGCTGTTCAGCCTCATGCCCCATTAGCTGTAAGCGCATGGACATCAGTTGATTAGAGGAGTGTGCATTGAACATGGACTTCTGTTCATCATCGCCCAAAGTATCTGAGATAGCCTGCTGCTGCTTGACCATGCCATCAAAAGCAATATCGGATACCGTCTTGCCATCCGAGCCTAAGAAAGCTGCCTCGCCTGTTTTGTTTAACGCACCATTCGGACCATACATGGCATCTTGTATATGCGTCATCATCTTAGTGTTAGCATCTAAGACCCTGGCATCACGCGCCTGCTTTAACTGATCCTCATAATGCTTAACCGCTACTTTCTGTGCATCATGGGCTAGGTTACCGGTTAGTTCTACACCATAACCCAGAGCGGCTTTCTCTGTGCCACCCATGAAATCATCAGCTGTATAGTGAGTCGTTTGCCTAGCATCAGGTAGACCTTGTTGTGAAACGGATTGCTGATATTCTGGAACTCTCATTTTGTTGGCCATCCACCACCAGTGCCACCACCGGTATTTGATCCAAATTTAACGCCACCACTTACCGTGCCAGATTTACCTCCACCACCTCCGCCTTTACTACCAGCATAAGATGAAGCCGCGCTACCAATAGAGCTTAATAGTGACGATCCAGCGGCCATAGCACCAATCTGACTAGGATTAATACTATTGGCTTTCCATGTTTCCAGATTAGCGGCTGATTTATCATTCATGCCTTGCACCTCATAACCCCATGCCTGCCGAGCCGCATTAGATTGAATAGTATTAACATCGATGCCACCTAAGAACTTAGTTGAAGCAAGAATGTCTTGAGCAGAGCCTTGCGTTATATCAATGCCATTCGCTGACATCTCTGCACGTTGATCGCCAATCATCTGAGCTTGTTTGCGCATGGCATTTTGAGACTCAACCTCGCCTTGCTGTAAAGCTGATGAACGTTGCTGACTGGCTATGGTGGCATTATTGTTAGCAACTTGAGCGTTGTAGTCTGCGGCTTGTTTAGCTGCATCTGCATTTTGTGCTGATTGCACTCCTTGCATAGCAGCCGATGCAACAGAAGAAACGACAGCTACAGAAACTAATGCAAATGCTGTGGCAGAAAGTCCAAACATTAATGCTTCTCCAGTAATTCAGTAGACTCATGTTTAAGAACAGTCTCATTAGGCTTGGTGTACATCTCCCAGAGCTTATCAAGATCGGTTTCGTTAGTCGGGTTAGCCATAAAGCCAGTAATCAAGGTATCTGTTAGTGCATAGCCTGCTCTTTTGATGCCAGCTCCTGAAGGAATCATATCGCCCGCATGAACTTCTCTCATGCCATCTTCGGTATAAATAATCAGATCGCCATAGCGCATAACAGAGAAACAATCAAAGGCATGAACTGCGCCTGTTAAAACGGTTCCGGCTGGAATAAACATGGAACGCGCATAGATTCCATTGATGAAGTCATGCGTTAAAGGGAGTTCAACTTGAGGGTGTTTGAGTATTTCGTTTTCTAATGCGAGGATATCTTCAATAGCAACTTGTTTCGACTTAACCTCGAGCGAGTCAGGTAGTATCTGGGAGAGTTCGTTCATCACGCACCATTTCAAAGCGTATTACAGGGAATCCTGGCTTGATCTCAATGGTTTCTTCAAATGTAAAACCTATCGTCTTAAGCCAGCGGATCGTCATTTTGTTTCTGACATCAACTATGTTAGACAATATAGGCCATCGTTTGGACATCATCCGCACGATATGCTTGGTACGACGGGTCAAATTTATTACGTGATGATTCATTTCATTGGTAGCAAGTAACCAAGGATTGCCAACTACCGAGCAACCATAAATGCCAACAAGGATGTCATCGGCAAAAACCGAAAAGCAATACCCTTTCGCAGCACTTCTTACTGAATATTCTATGCAAGGCAGTATCTCTAAATCATGTACTGCTTCAATCTCATCAATATCAACCTGACGCAGGTTCTCAGCCAGATTAACCATATCGTCATAGGTAGGAAAGCGCTTGGTAACTTTAACCGCCAACAGCTACCTCAGTGGTAATATCCACAATCGTTAAAGGCAGTGGATCGGATTGACGTATTGTTACCCGTCCTGATGGATTAAATTGCGAGGTCACAAATAAGGGTATTTCATCGGTAATTAAATCCGGTGCTGTGCCAGGTGTTTCATAATGCCGAGTCTTGACCGGTGTTAAATGTGCCGTATCCGGTCCTGCACTAAAACCACCTGAATTGTAAACGCGTACCCAAATCTTGTTAATGTTCTTGATTCGGGACTGACCTAATGTTGCATCACCTGTTATTGCTACCGGAGTGGTTGCTAAGTCCGCAGTAATCGGCAATCCTATCTGTGCCTTGGTGACTGCAAATGGCAGAGTAATAGTACCACCGGTCACGACTTGTTGAGGCATCACAGCACCATCGCCCAAGATAGCGACGGTTTGTCCTTCCAAATGCCCCAGACCAGAGATAGTAGTCGTTGATACGCCACTGTAAGTTAAGCCACAATCAACAAAGAAAGCATCTTCTGGATCGGTAAAAAACCGTGTATGCAGCATTTCAATATAACGCTTAGTGACGCCATTGATGGTGCGCTTAACAATGACATACAGTACGTCAGCATTGTTCTCTGAGGTGGTCACACAAGATTCAAATAGGCCATTGGTCGTATCATGCTTGTGCCATGCCGAGACTTGTTGCTCAGGCACATAAGTAAGCCCTAATAAAGCCCCAGCGCTGTTTATCACCCAGATAACCGGTACAGGCGCTCTCGATAAAATAAAGTCAGAAATAGTGGTCGTATCAAATAAATGCGGTGCTAATAAGCACAAATCATTACTGACATAGCCAGAGCTTTGCCACGAGTAAGACATCTCACCAATATGCCCGCCTTGTGCTTGTGGATACAAAATGTATTTATTCACAAACACCGGTGCAACCGTAGATGTACCATTTTGTGTTTGTGTCTTAATGTTTAAAGTCGATGCTGTCAGCGCACTGCCAGAGTCAGCCGCTACACTCCATTCTGTTGATGCTGTTAATACCAACAAGTCAGATTGGTTAGGCATTAAATGACGAATGGCATTGGCTTTCTGTGCCGCTATCTTAAACCGAAGAGCATCACTACTTTGGCTAGGGATAGAATAAGCAATGTTATAATCAGACGATGACTGCGTGGACCAAATGTTTTGTGGTTGATTATTAGTGCCAGCAAAGAAACGTCTTTGTTGATAATAACAAACCGATGACGGATAGTTATTAGCAGAAGCAAAAATAGTGTCAGTGATCGGTAGCGTTTTGGTTAAATCAGCAAGGATATTATCATCTGTTAATGTCAAGCCGGATGTCTGGCCGATATAAGCATAGGTGCCTGAGGCATACTTATAGACGTTATAACAAATGGAACCACTGACTGCACTCCAAGTGATGGTGTTGTAGTTACCGGATATAGTTAAATCGTTGCTTACCGTATTGGATACCGCTGATGCCGGTGACTCTTCATAGCCTAAACTATTTAAAGCGGTAATCACATACTTAAAAGTCTGGGTAACACCGGTTGTAGGCCTTGTAGCAGTTACAGATACGCCTGTTGGAGCAACTGTTTGTGAAGCAAAGGATATCGTTGTCAGCGTCCAATTAAGGTTTGATATGCGTTTGAGTTCTTTTGGTGGGTAATTAGGGTGAACTATCGTAATGACATCACCTGACTGTACGTATTTAATCCCTACTAAATCATCTTGAGCATAAGTATTAGCCACTTCATAAGGAACACCTCCACTCATCAACGTTGCGCCTTGATAATGAAAGCGAAAATAGCCAGCCCCCATTTCAATAACAAACGTCTGCGTATTTGAAAAGGAGAACTGCATCAGCCGAGTAAAGTTAGCTGAGTTTTTAACTTCATTGACGTACTGAAAGCCTGGGCGATTAGACGCGACGCCATGTGGCATTACAATAAAATTACGACAAGTATCTAAACCTGACTGAACCTTAGAGATATCAAGCCGCCCAAACAGTTCACGGGATATTTCACCGCCACTAAAGCTACTCTTTAAGACTCTAACATTAGGCACGTGCTGCTATCCCCGCTGGTGCTGGAATCGGAAATACTTTTCTGTTTTGTGAATCAGAATCCTTGGCGGCTTTCAGTGCCATTGCATAAGCCTGCATACATTTCATTGACGCAGCTACACCAATATCACCTTTTAGCATAATACCGGCTAAGTTACTCGCAAGTTTCCATGCTAATGCATCAATGAATGAGGGGGGAAATACGGCTGTATTTGTTGTGTAAGCCGAGTATTTAAGCATGGCATTCTCTTGGTTAGCATAGAGAACAATATTACCGTCAGTATCAGATTCAACTGAATAATCCTGCTGATTACCGTGTGTCGCCAAGCGATTAAGATAACTGGCTTTACTGCCATCGCCATAGATACTACTGGTCGTGGCATTACTTGGGAAACCACCGTAATTGACATCACCCACCGCTGTTGAATCATACAAAGCAATGACGTTAATCATGTCGCTAGGTACTTCGTAACAGTAATCCCATAGACTCGATGGGTTAGTCGTTAATGCCAGCACAACAAGTTTACTATTAAAACCCCAGTTATGTTCATCCAGTACGGCCGACAAAGACATCGGATAGAACCGAGCGCAATAGCCTGCTTGTGCTGATTGATCGGGTGGCGAGATACTAACTATATTAGCTTCATCACCTAACCTAGCCAGCGCAAGATTACAAATATCGACGTCTGAACTCATGGGTTATCCTACTCGTACATTATGTTAATAGAGCCAGCATCGAAAGTGTCTGTGCCGTTGACTGTGGTTATGCGAAGGCGGTCTAATGTGCCTGATGTAGTTTTAGAGCCATTTGTAGCTATACAACGGGCAACAGCAGTTGCAACCCAGATAATACCTCGTTTAGTTGAAGCTTCTGACCAATTTATTTTCATTGTTTATGCCATCGGACCGCGAGCCATTGTGCCTTTTGTAGCAGCACCTGTGCCTCGTATTTTAATACCAGTGGTTTTAATGTCTTTTTGAGGATAACCTGAACTGTTAGGCACAGGTACAGGCTTAGGGTTTGATGAGTCGATTGCTTTTTTTGTGTTACTTTGTTTAGCCATTATTTTTGTCCTGTTTAAATACGTTTATAAAATATAAAAAGATTGCGCAAATAGGATTTTCACAATGATGCTTATCTTTATAGTCAGTTAAGACGCAATCGCTTGGCATGAGGTCAAAGGAGTCTAAAATCATGCTAATACCACACTTTTCCATCCACCGTTATAAATATAAAATTTATTGTTAGTCGTGTCATAATACATAGGCGCATGTCCTGTGATTGTTGTTGGAACGCCTGTGGGAGTCCCTCCCGCCGAAGGTATATAGAAAAAACCACTGGTCATGGTAGTCGTTCCAGCTTCTGTATAAGTGTTTCCTTTAAAATAGTTTGGCGCAGTACCATCCATATAAAGGTTGTAACGCGAAGTACCACTAGCAACTAGACTACCTCTAAACCCATAATTATTAGTTGCACTAGCTAAAGCCGAATTTGCAAAAAACCCAGTTTGCGTACCAACTGTAACACCAGTGTCAAATGTGCCTTGCGTTGCGGTAAAACTGTTTAATGTTGTTAATGTTGTAGAGGCAGCAACTGTATTTGTTGCTCTAAAATAATAAGCGGTTGCAGTAACGTCTTGCTGTACTGCGCCATTGTGTAGAATACCGTAGGCAGTTGTTCCTCCTGTTATTTCTGTTGGAATAGCGATATTCATTATAGCGGCAGCAACACCGCCAATACCAATATTGGCTGGAAATTGGGCTGGTGGGGATGAGTACGGACCAACACCCGTTATTGACACATCACTACTAACCTGAGCTAATATATAATTATTCCAATCAGCTTTTAGATGATACAAAATAGGGACATTTATAAAAGTAACCGCATCTTCTCCTTGCCTTGAAGGAGATTCACCTGCCAATCTTATACCGTCAGTAGTCGCCGCACCAGATCCAAAATATATGTTTTCAAAGTGAACATGTCTTGACACATGTCCAGTATACCCTTGAAACCAAATGCCGTATTTGTCAGTTGTTGCATTTGTTGATAAGCAGTTCAATTCAGAATATATAGATAAAAACTTATTAGGCCATCTATCCACATTTAGATAAAGTCCTGCCCCACCATTTTTTGCGGTATTAGTGCTTAGAAATAAATTTGCTCTACCTTGATAAAACCCTATACCGTATTCTAAATCATATCCTGTTGTTTCGTTAAATTGGTTTAATTTCACTCTACTAGCGTTAGTGCCACTATACATTGCGGAAAGCCCTGAAAAAATACACTCATCGACTGTAACATTGTTACTTGCCCATCCGAAAACATTTTTACCCAAAGTTATTCCACATTTTTGATTCAGTACGGCAAACCAATTCCGTACATTACCTTGCCAACTAATTAATACTAAAAACCCGTGTTCTGTAGTTTTTGTGACAGTAACAAAATCAAAATTATTATTTGTCAAACCTCTTGCAATATAAAGACCGATACCCGCTAAACTATTACCATCTAAAATTAAGTTTGTACACGCAACATTGGATAAGTTTCGGTAATTTGATAAACTTGGATTTGTTTGGCTTGGTTCTGTACCTACAGCTTCAGCAGAAGCATTAATAATTGCAACATTAGCACCCGCAACACCTGCATATTTGATGACAGTTGTGCCAACAGTTTCTAATGGTAAAGGTAATGGTAAAGAAAAAGCCTCAGTGTCATTTCCACTCCATGTGCCAGAACCTAAAATTTTAGATCCATTTTTAAGTTGTAACCCTGATGTTATTTTGTATAACCCACAAGGAAAGGATAAGGGTATCCCCAGATCCAATGCTGTTTGAATAGGAACAGTTACATCTTCTACAGAATCGTAAGCTTCAACTGATGTTATTTGTGTAGAAGTAAAAAAATCAAATATTGATACAACATCGTTTAGCTTAGATGCTACAGTACGAGTGACTGCGCCTGTGCCAGTTGCTTTATAAGAGCTTAGATTAGATGATGATTCAAGGCTTACATTTGTTATTGCTGTACCATCAAGATTCCAAGCCAACACGTTTAATGGAGTCGGAATAGGCAATAATGGACTTGCAGTAGAGCTTTTAGGAATCGTAATAGACCGACTTGCCTGCTCTGCTAATTGCTGTATCTCAATAACCGTCCTATCTAAGGCATTGTTGATAGACTCCGGATAAAAACCACCTGAGTTGGTTAAAGCTAGTGTTTGCGTATTGGCAACTTGCGATGTTAGCGTAATGTAAGTACCTGTTGCCGGAGCCACTAATAAAGTGACTGAGCCGCCTGGTGAAGTGTTCTGATCTGCGTTAAGTGATACAGTGTAATTTGTCGTTAAGACTAAGACTGATTCAACGCTGGAAGCATCAAGATAAGTAACTAAAATATCAGCGGTAGTAAATACCTTGAAAGTAAACGGGAATACCGTTGTTACTCCATTACCTTGGCTGGGTCCTGCTTTACGAATAGTCGTGTTTTGAATGGTCATTTGTGTACTATTGCCTCAACAACGGATAGACGGGTATCTAGCTTGGCTACGTCATGTCTTAAATCACGCTCAATATTGCTTAACGTGGTATTTATTTCCTCTAATCGATCATGGATACGTGTGCCTATCCAACCTATAACAGCCGCTAAAGCCGCAACTAGAATACCGATGATGGTCATTAGGATATCGGGATCAATCATACTGCAACCCCCCTAAGCCATAACAAGGCTAACTCGATGGCACAGTTGATGAGTACAGCACTGACATCGCCTGCTAAGATTTGAAGATCGTAAAAGACCGAGGCACGTTTTTCACTGCCGGTCATCTTGTTATTTGTTTCAATCGTGGAAACTAAATGCCTGGCATCTGACCACAGTTTGCTACCTAGCAAGAGCTTTGATAGATTACTGACTACCGCTGATTTTATATTCATATCAAAATGCACAGGTTAAGACAGCTTTCCCACCGTCTATTGTTTGATTTGTGTAACCTATCGGATTAATAACGCTAGGCATTAATTCGCAGTTATTTGTCACTGCGCAACTTGTCAGGAGTAGCCATACCAACAGCACCACTAAGCGCCATACCCAATGCGATAATGGCTTCAGCTTGCTCACCTTTAAATGCAACGAGTCCAAATGACGTTGCCACCCAGATCGCTGCTCTCCAGCTTGAAGGTTCACGCAGTCTGGATAGTAAAAATTCTTTCATGATTGACCTCATGGGAGTGACTCCCCATCGCAAGATGGGGAGTATCTTATTTACTTACTTTTTACTTCTTTAACTTCTGGTATTAATTCCAAGTTTTCGCTCACTTCCACACTATCTTCAAGCGTAACAATATCGCCCTCTTGAACCAGTGCATCATTGATAAAAGACTTTTGTAATACTTTGTACTGAGCCATAAATAATCCTTATAAAAGTGCAAAACCACTTGGATAGAACTTTTGACCGTCTTGGATTTCAGCACCTAAGTCACCAAAAACCGATCCAGCAGTAGTTGTACCCACAGAGATGTAACGCAAGCCCAAATAACGCTGACCTTTAGAACCAATAACAGGGTTCACGTCACATACAAAACGTGCGCCTAGTGTTAAAGAAGCCACTGCGATAGGACCTGTTGTGCCTAAAACAGTCACTGAAGTTGTTAAAGCTGCATCAGTTGCCGAGATCACTTGCATCTCGATTGATGTACCGCCAACAGCCGCTACTGTATATTCAAAGCGTCCAAAAAGATCAGCGCCTTCACCAATATCACGGGCAATACCAAGGTCCACTGTGTTTGTACTCAGCACCGAAGTACCGGCACTAAATACAGTTTGTCCTGCTACTGTACCGGTCGATGAGATCGAACCAGATAATACTAAGTTGTTGTCTACATAAGCCATGACTAGACCACCCTTGCTTCTGTGTTTAAGAGCTGGTCTACCCTGCGTAAAGGCACACCTTCAAAAGTGTTCCAAGAGCTAGGTGTACCAAATTGATTTAGACCTGAGTTAATGTCTAAGACGTTTTGTGATTTGTTCAATGCTTGGATTCTCAACATCGAGTAAACGGTTCTGTTCATATAGAACGATGGTCTACCCATTGACAAGTTAGGAATACGATCCAAAGCGCGAGACATCAATTTGATAATGTCAGCAGCTGCTGATTCAGCAACCAAGTTAGCGGTGTTAATGTTACAAATACGAACAACATAGCGCCAATCTTTAACAACTAGGCCATTTTTCCATTGGTAATGCGTTTGGAAAGCTTGGTAAGGGTTAGAGTTTGCATCATAAACAACCAATTCACCTTGGTCATCATGAGCCAAACCAGCTTTAGAGCCTTTAGGGAAAGTACAGAAAACGGTGTTATCGCCCCAAACCACTAAGTAGATAGAGGTATTGTTAGTTGAAGTACCACCCGCATCCAATACGTTTTGTGCATTACCCGCACCAGAGATAGTGCCATAGCGTGGAGCTAAGCCTAAATACTGACGTGGATCAGTTGCAGGGTTACCGTACAATAAAGTCTGCGCTTGTGCTTCGTTCATCGCTTCCAAGAACGCTGAATCTTCAGACATTCTAAAAGCATTGGTGTTGCCGTTTAATAGCGCTAAGTCTTTATCGATCTTAGCGTAGGCTTCCAGCATACCAATCGACTCATCTACTTGCGCAGTGGTTGATTTGCTTGTTGGAATACCTTGGTTGATCGAACGCCAGTAAGCAGTCGGTAAACCAGTACGGATGATGACACGGTGACCAGTCGGTAAGTTACCTTCTTGGAATACCGCATCTTCTAAAATTTCATTCGATTGAGATAGAAGCTCAGCCACTGCCGGCACTTTGCCGTCCGGGTCAAGCCGTTTAGCCCAATCGGCCAGTGTTAATGCGCCAGTTGCTAAAGTTGCCATTTAAATTTCCTATTGTGGATAAAGTCGATCAGCCAGAGATGAAGTAGCGGCTGGGCCTTTTCCCCCAGGTACTAAGTTATCTTCTGACATTGCTTTGCCTGCTCGATAGAACGCTCGGATCATTTCGGGATGGTTACCGATACCCGTCTGGTCGAGTAGAGCTTTCAGTTCAGGCGTTGCAAAAGCGTTAATCGCTTTGCTTGCGATAGCCAGATTCTCGTCCATTTTTGCACCACCAAACTCTTTATCAGAACGTGATTGTGCTTCCCAGTCTGCGTGCATCTGGGCTTGTGCTGCTTGATGATCTGCCATTACTTTGTTTCGCATCAAGCTCCCCATATTCGTTAGGTGCTGCGCTTGCGCTTGGGTGAGGCCTGCTTCCTTTGCTGCACTTTTAAATGCGGCTTGGACACTTTCATCAACCACCGTACCTTCCGGATAAGTGAAATCTTCATAATCTGCTATCTCAGCAGGCGTTTCTGCCTCTTGTGATAACAGCGTAGAGTCTGTTGCTTCAATGACGGCATCCGTTGCAACTTCTTCAGTCGTCGATGCTATTTCTTCGGTCATCTGTTTGTTCCGTTAATAGTTGTATGTATAAATCTGGACAGCTATTGAACTGCTCCAGCACCCATAAACCTATCACTCGCTTACCTTCTTTATGTGCAGCTGATAAAGCCTCACCGGTAAAGCTGGTTTGATAGACACCACATTCACTCATTAATCGCCTGAGTAAACGCCTACCTTCTGGTAGGATGGCAATGGCTTGAAAGTCCTGCGCTTCTGCTGCCGCTTGAATCTTGCGGAGTTGTTCACGCTGCGCTCTTAAGTCATCCATAGGTTACCTTTCCAGTTACTTATCATCCGCACCATAGAGCAGTTCTGCTGCGTTCTTTAACTTGCCACCGGTCGTCAAACCCATATCGGTAATCTGTAAGCAGACACTGACATCAGTCCCCTTATCATCGCCATCACGCTCTAAGGCTTCTGTAGCTGAGGTAACCACTGCCATTGCTTGTAACGTCACCTGAGTGCCAGCTTTTAAGGCTTTTGTAATGCCTAATAACTCGCATTGATCTTCATCTAAATGCAGAGTCAAGCCATAGCCATATTTAGCCGGCATACAGTAAGCAGCCTCACCCATGTCGTCACTGTCTTTCTTCATGCTGACCAGTTTCATAGCTATCCTTAATACAATGCGTTAATAAGTGTTGCAGTCGTACCGGTTGCTAAAACTCGTTTAACCCGTAGATTCAAAACAAAACCGATTGAGTTTGCTGTTGCTGTAATAACGATCTGATTACCCGATGCCATTTGCAAAGTCACTGTGCCTGCTCCTGATATCAGTAGCGCTCTGGATACACCATTGGGAAGATCAGCTGAGTCATTCGGAGTGACCGCATAAGCATCCGAATAACTGGTGTACATGTCATTGGATGACGCCAGCGTATTAGGATATTGAGCCATTACAAGTTACCCGCAGGATACAGAGCAAAGATACCGGTTGCTGTGGTTGAAGTCGCTGCGATAATCGAGGCATTAATCTTGACGATCTGATTTGCACTTAAGCCGGTCAATACAAACGTACCACCTGATGCTAAGGTGCCAGCAACGTTACCTGAGCCTGTTACTGCAATACCAGTGCAAGGTCCACTGGGTAGCGCTGTTGCATCAGCAGCTGTTACCGGCACACCTTCAAGTTCAGTTGTTTCTTTAGCGCCAACCGTATAACCGGTAGTGGCAAATAGTTGTCTAGGCATTTTGTTGTCCTTTCATTGCGGCCATTACATCACCTGATGCTGTGCCTGGTTGAGTTGAAGTTTGTCCAAGATTCTTTACTGCTTCACTAGCCTGCATGAGCATGGCCTGTTTTTGTTGTGCCGCTTGCGCCTCTGCCCGTTGCTGACGTATTAAGCCGACTTGCTCACCACTGATGATGAGTTCTGGATCAATCCCTAGTTTGTCTGAATAGACATCGACCCAGTGGTCGGGATCAAACTTATCCAATACATCAGGCCGCAAAGTTGCAATCTGACCCATTGATGAGACAAAGCGATCAATACCGTTGACGGCAACAGCCTTTTGAGCTTGTGCCAGCATGGAGACATATTCAATATTAAGATCATGACCTTGCAGTTCCTCTGGCGGTGGCGGTAACATGTTGGCAGTCAATAGACGCTCAAAGACTGTTTCGATTAGTGGATCAAGTAATTCATTATTAAGGCGCTCAACCACTGGTCCGAGCATTAACATCTTCTCTTCATTACGTGCAGCCACTTCGGTTGCTGTCATGCGACCATCTTGCTGACTAATAGCCATAAAGATGTCAGAGAAGAACGCCCCATTAATTCGGGTACGCACATCTTGAATATCCATGAGCAGGGTCTGAAGATTCAGATTGACTTCAAAGGCTGTCTTAACGCCTTGTGTACCCGATGATGCGTCGTAATAGGAGATGCCGCCAGGGAATAACTCAATCTCTCTGTTCTTCATGCTCGATGGCACTTGAATAGGAGGATTGGCTTGATAATCGATGGCTTGAGATTTGCGGAATTGTTGTGCTTGTAACTGTTTAATGTCGCCTAATGCTTCCATGCCCGGTGAAACACCGTAGATGTCACCCCCTACTGTTGTCCAGCGAGGAGCAACACAAGGGAAGGATTGGTAGCCTGATTCACGCAATACTTTCTTGTCACCGGCATTGCGCTCAAAATACACCGACTTCCAAGGCATATTCAGATTATCTTTCTTAGATTGATCTCGATCTGCTCTGGGTTCCATAGCATGAATTAAGGTGATCCAAGTATCCAGATTTCCGCGTTGATAAGCAGACTTCACCACACTACTACAATTTTCTAAACCAAACTCACCGACGATTTCAGCGACTGTCTTATCAAACTCACGGTATAGCGTATTAACTTCACCCTTCCAGTCTGTTGTGATGGCATACTCACCAATCGTAAACGGATGCAAATGAATTACGTTATTAAAATCTTCTGCAATTAACGCTGAGGCTGTACCAAAGGCACCGAGTTCTTCATACATCGAGTGTAAGACACGGTAACAATTAGACTTAGCTAAGACATCACTGACTAAATCACCGACTTCATTAAGCCACACTTTTACCGGCTGATACTGCATCAACTCTTGATCGGTGACTGATAGTCTGAACCAAGGCCGTGATGGACTGGTCATGCCGGACATCATGCCAGCGGCTAAGACTCTGAGTGCTTTCGTACCGGTAGAGTCATAAATAACATTGTGACGTTTAAAGCCCTTATTACGATCTGAGATGAAATAGCGCCCATTGACCGGCAGTAAGTTACGACTGACATCAGACCAATGCTGTAGCCAAGTGGACCGCTCTATCTTGAGAGCAGACCATCTTTTATTAAGTAGCTTGAGTTCTTCCGACACCCTAAGCGCCTAGCAGGGTTTTCTTTGACAAAGTACCGGCAGCAATAGGATCGCCCTGACCACCAGTTAAAAGAGTCGTTGTAACACCGCCCCCGCCTTGTGCTACATTCTGCGAGCCAACATCTGCTACCACAGCCTTAACATCAGGCGCATGAGCAAGTTGAGGTGGTGGTGGAGGTGGTGGTGGTGGTGGTATTTTTGGCGGTGATGAACACATAATCAATCTCACTTTTAAAGTTAATGAGATTCTAATGTCTCAATCAGCTATCATCCGCACGGCTTATCTGCGCAAACGATCACTGAAGCGGGTACGCTCTTTGATGATGTCTCTGATCGTTGACTTTGAGCAGTCGAACTTATCGGCCAACATTTGATATGAGAATGAACCGGTATCATAAGCCACTCGAATAGTTGTGCAGTCATCATCAGATAGAGTCGTCTTAGGATGATTCTCACCACAGGCTTTACCTGTTCCTGCTCCCGTCTTTAGCATCATCCATTCTGGTAGATTAACCACCGTCCAAGCAATCACTTTCATTTCTGCTTTATAAATGCCAATGACTGAGTCACCAGACTCAAGCATCATTAAACACGGGTAAGACTGTGGCACTGCACAGTGTGAAGCTCTAAGCCATTTAATCATGTTCTACTCGCAAAAGGGTCATGACCACGCATAGCATCTGAACGCGGTCTATTAATAGGATGAAAGGACGATGATTTGGGTATAACTGGGAATGAGAAGGTCAAGGCCAGCGCATCACCAATATCAGGTGACGGCATACCACGTTTCTTAATGTCATCCTTCGATTCGAGCTGTATCTTGCCCGATGAGTTATACATATAAGTGGGTGTTGCTAAATCTTGCTTAAGCCCTGAATCATTGGGTATGCAGCCACCCAAAGTGAGCCAATCACGCATTTCGCACCATATTTCAGCACGTTTATTCAGATATCGACTGTCGGTAGGCTTGCCGGCAAAAGCAACCTCAGTGACTTCATGGCCTAATTGTCTGAGCCTATCAATAACACCAGACCCCGCACCAGCATCAATGAACACCGCATCAGGCTTATGCTCCATCATCTCAGAGGCGACTCGTTGCGCTAGTGCCATGTTATCAATACCACGTAGTATGATAGGTTTGTGTGTTGTGAGTCCTTGGCGCATAAAGATGACTGATCTATCATCACCAAAACGGGCAGGGTCCACACCGAGTATCTTAGGCGCAAAGATAATATCCGCATCAGGCACTATTCTTGTTGCGCCTGCTTCCACATCCGATAACGACATGAGCTGATTATCACCGGCAGCAGTAAAGTCGCATAGATACTCTCTTGCAAATGAAGTCTCAGCCATATCTCGCTTTAGCCTGGCAACTTCTTCCTCATTCAATGAATGCGTATCGTAAACGGTATATTTAGCACTGTACCAATCATCAAAGCGCTCGGCTCTAAAATACAGTTCTGAGAATAAGTTAAGGCCACTTGGGGTGCCAATAAAGAGAGCGTAGCCAAGTCGATCAGATAGTGCAGGCTGAATTATGTCCTGCCAAACCTCTGGTTTTATCTGAGCAACTTCATCCATTACTACGCCATCAAGTCTTACCCCTCTCATCGCATCAGGATTATCGCCACCATATATTCTAATGACAGCGCCATTAGACTTAAACTCAATATATAATTCAGCTTCATTTATTTCGACAGCACCATGCGTGACTAGCGGAGATACTTTTTGTTTTAACCGCTTCCATGCGATAGCTTTAGCTTGCCTAAGAAATGGAGCAACATAGAAATATTGGCCAGCTTCTTTATCGCACTTTATGGCGCTATTTATTAGCTGTGATAATGCAAGCTCCGTTTTGCCAGCTCGTCTATGAAGAGCTAAAACAGTAAAGCGCTTCATTCTTTTATGGCATTCTCTCTGCCAATCGCGAGGGTAATATCCTAAATCAACTACTTGATTAAGCATAACTAGACTCATCAAGTTTATTACGTTTTGATAGATTCTCTGCTGCTGATATTATTCTTAAATTATTATGAACATGAAATCCACGCACATTAATTCCTTTTAATGGAACTATGTGATCGACATGTACATTAATTCCAGACTTCCTAAGTCTTACCGCTTCAGCATAAATCTTGTTTATTTCAGCTTGGTTTGCCCAAGAAGGTGTAGCATTTAACTGATCCGCTTCTCTCTTCCTAGCTTTAGCCACAAGTTTTGCTGTGTGCTTTGCACTAAATCTTTTTCCAATACTACTAACAACATCTCTATTTTTATCTCTCCAATTCCTATGAATCTGGCGATACTGTTCTCTATTGTTATCTCTCCATATTGCTTGTGAAGCTTTCAACTGCTCTTTATTTTCAGTTCGATATATTTTCGAGCTTACTGCTCTGTATTCTTTTCGACATTCTTTGCACGTTGCCCTAAAGCCTAAAAGTCCACTTGGTTTTTTTGTCACCTCATAACAATTAATATCTTTATTTAATTTACACTTTCTGCATTCTCTACTCTGAATCAGCATTAGGAACACCAGTAATCACACTTAAATATACCGATCCTTTTAGATTCATGTCCTTAGGCAAGACCTTGCCTACAAGTGACATGAACGCCCCCGGATTATCGATTGCTTGTTGCGCAAGATAAGTTTGACCACCGGCATCATCTAAAGCACCCAAGATCATGTCTTTAAGTTCTTTAGTGACCACATTAGTCACCCCTTTCTTTCTTCCTCCAGTTTTTGCAACACCTTCTTTAAATGCCATTCTATCTCATTCTATTTTAGAGTTGATTCAACCATACTAGGCTTGTGCCATATCTTCCGCACCTTAGAAATACCCACTGTCATCATCTTTCCATATGTCATCAAAAACCTTCAGTGCATACTTAACTATGCAGCCGGTAACACCTATCACAAAAATTGCAAGCGCAATCACTCCTGCTAGTAGTTGCATATCCATTCCTTACCTCATCGTTGGTGTTGAATTTCAAGTTCATAAAGTGGTTTTTCCAATCCACAATCTACACAGGTACGTTTTTTCCAACTCACATAAGTCGCCCA